GGCTGTTCTTGACCGTGCCATTGGTGTAGCCGATGTAAGCCTTGAGATACGGGATCGGGTTCCCGGCGGAGAGTGCGGCAGTGAGTGCGGCGTCAAGGGTGCGCATGGTGTCAGATTAGGCGATGGGGCCAGGTGTGCCATTCGTCGTTCCAGGCGCGGCCGTCGGGTACTGAGCGCTGGATGCGGCGTCGGCGTGTCAGGGCGGCGAGGCCGGCGCGGAATGCGGCATCGAAGCGGGATGCTGCCTTGCCGTAGTTGGCGGCTACGTTCTGGTCTATGTTGTTGGCCTCGACCTTACCGGCGCTGGCAATGGTGCATGCCTGTGCGGCGGCTCCATCCAGCAGCACAACATCAGCCTGAGCCGTGAGCGTGCTCTCCGTGGCGCTGTCCAGGCCGTTGATCGTGTGTGCCTGGCTAAAGCGGACGATCAAGTGTCCGCTCGCCGCCTGTGGTGTTTCCAGGCGGATGAACCAGCGTTCGTCCTCTATGTAGTGCTCGAAGGTAAGGGGCACATCGTATTCCCCTCCAGAGGGGTCAGCGAGTAGAACGTCGGTGATGGTGAGGGGCACGGCGCCGGCGAGGGCGTCCGTGAGCTCGTACTCGTATTGATCGGCGACGGTGTCTATGAGGGTGCCGGCGTGGATAGGCATGCGGAGGTTGACCTGGCTCAATGCCTGGCGAATGGCGGCTGTGCACGTGGTCGACGTGAAGAGCGTTCCGCCGTCCATGAGCAGGGCTTGCAGCTTGGTTGTGAGGGTTGTGAGGCTGTCGGACATGGGAGCTCCTTTCAGCGGCCCCACTCGACGTAGGCGACGCCGACGATGATGAGAGCGAGGCAGAGGAAGACGAGAACGTAGGGGATGAGGGCCTGGAGGATGAGTTTGAGGAGTGGGCGCATGGTGTAGAGCGAGATTGCTTCGCAGGAGAGATCTGCTCGCAATGACATTGGTTATTCACCCCCGCCGGTCGCCCGAGCTCGCTTCGAGCGAGCATCGGGCACCCCGCGGCCGAGAGGCCGACGGGGTCCGGCGGGGGCTAGAGGAGGAGCCGTAGGGAGAGGAGCGGCTCCCTACGGCCTTAGCCTACGGGCCTCGCATCCTCGAGGCCGCTGCCGATGATGAAGGCGACGATTACGTAAATCACATTCGTCACCTGTTCGGCGTCGAGGGGGAAGTCGGGCACGAAGGCTTGGACTGTGACCAGGAGCAGGCCGGCGATGGACGCCCAGAACTTGCGAGAGCGGATGAGGAGGAGGAAGGCGGACATGGGTTTCTCCTTGAGTGTGATGCCGGCATGGTTGGGGTAGGTGGCCCTGCGCCGGCCAGCCGGTTTGTTGACCGGCAGCAGGGCGGCGATGTGTTCGAGGAGCGTGGGATCTCGGTGTCTCATTCCACGCGATCGCGCTTGCGCGCCAGGCGGGGGTTTCCGTCTGGCCGGAGATTGCTGGTGTCGACGCGGGGCTCCTTGTAGGAGGCGACGGTTTCCAGCCGGCGGGGAAGCTCGGGATCATTCTTCTTGAATGTGTACTTGCGGCCATCGGCGACGACGATCACCCATTTGTCGTCGTATTCTTTCCAGGCGATGGGCGTGCCGCCGCTGACGGAGGCGGAAAGCTGCATGACGATCTCGGGGGGGCGGCCAGAGGGATTGGGCATTAGAGCCTCAAGGTGAAGTTGGCGACGGCCCCCAGGAAGTCGTTGACGGTGCCACCTGCGCCGGCCACCAGGGAGAGCTCGACGAGGACGTACTCATCGTTGTCGATCCAGATGGGGGTCGTGAGGGTCAGGACCTGGCGGTGCTGGTCAGCGGTCTTGGCCGCAGCTGCGGCGACGGTGTCGGTCTTTGCCTGGGCGGCCACGACGGCCACGGCGCCCTCAGCTCCACGGGTGACCTTGTTGACGGTCCACGTCATGCTCGTGGGCTCGGCGACGGTGTTCTCGTAGTCGATCTCGATGCTCTTGAGGTAGGCGCCTTTCTGCGCTGCGCTGTTGGAGGGGAGCGTCACAGGGATGGTGATGACGCTCGTCTGATTGGCCGCGGCGCGGTGGAAGGAGATGGTGCCGGCGACCTGGCCTGCGGTCTGGGTGAAGGTTCCCGTGACGCCGTGAAAGAGCGTCGGTGGGATGTACTGCGACATGCTTGTGTCATGAACGTAGCCCATTGGTGTGTTCTCCTTTGGGTTTTGTTAAGGCTCCTCGAAGAGCCTTATCAAATGGTGGCGAAGGAACCGGAGGGCAGGATCGTTCCATCCTTCGCCTGCGAATAGGCTGCCCTCCGGTGGGCAAGTGCGGGGGTTAGCTGGCCCGCACAGGCTTTCGATTAGGCGACGTTGCTCTTGTGCAACGGGCGGAAGTCGGCGACGCCCACGGCGATGAAGTGACGGACTTTGATGCGCTGCTCGTCGTTGGCGAACATGGCGGGATCCGTCTCGCTGCCGGCGAGGAAGATCTGCGGCATGAGGCCGAAGCGCTCCCCGACCATGATGCCTGGCAGGATGGCGGGATCCGCGACCGCGGCCCAATCGGTGGCGTCCGTCCACTCGGGAACGGTGATGGGCTCGACGTAGCCCGGGTATGTTGAGGAGCCGGCAGCGGGAACCGTGGCGCCGGTGACTGGACCCCAGCGAGGGATGAAGAGAGCCTCGGCCGCGGCCTTCAATTCCCGGGGCACCAGGCAGTAGCGAGGCTCGATGGCCATGGCCTTGCCGGTGCCGTAGGTGCCGGCGGCGTTCTTCACGAGCATGGGCTGTGCGTACATGGCTGCTGCTGCAGCGTCCCAGGCGGTGAAGTCCGTGCCGAGGGCGGTCGTCAGCAGGTTGGCATGGCCGCCGGCGGTGGTTACGGCCGTGTTGTTGAACAGGGCGCCTGTGTCTGCAAGCGTCGGGCCAACGGCGCTGTTGTCTGTGAAGATGGCCGCGACGAGAGCGGAGATCTCACGCAGTCCGGCAAAGGCAAGCTCCCTGGGGATTTGGCGCAGCTTACGGCCATCATCCTTGTCGATGGCCTCCAGCGTCAGGCCGATGTATCCGCCTTTCTTCACAAAAGACGAAGTCTCAACGTTGTCACCCAGCGTGAGCTCGGTGTACTCGGCACCCTCTGCCACGGTGGGCAGGGAAGCAATGGTGCCGAACAGGTTCCAGCGAATGTCGTTCAAATTCTCGAAGTGCTCGACGGTGGCGATCTTGGTCCACCAGTCGTAGCCGGCGCGTCCAAGCTGCTCCCATTCCCTCACGAGCGCCTTGTTCAAGGCGTTTGCCACGAGAGCGGGGAAGCTGGCGGCGGTGTGCTGGAAGAGGATGCGATCACGGAAGAAGCCGCCGACCATATTGCGGTCGCCGGTCATGTGGATGTAGGCCTCTTTGAGGCCGGTGAAGCGAGAGAGCTTCAGACCTTCGGCGCTCTTCTCGCGGGGTGCGCCCACGAGGTCGTCAATCGCGGCCTGGATCTGATCGTCGGAGTTGAACATGCCGGAGATACGGGCGGGGCCCTTGATCTCGGCGCCGGCGGTGCTCTCGGCGGTGGCGTCCTTCCACGCCTGGATGGCGGTGCCTACATCCGCCGGCGTGATCGTCTGCGCGCTCTTGAAGCTGAGGCGCACGGCGTCCTTGGCCTTGTCGGGGATCTCGGCAAGGGCGAGGGCGGTATCCAATACCAGAGCGTTGAGGGCGGCCCGAGTCGTGTCAAGGTCGCCGCTGTCCACAGGTGGGGCGGTTTGTCGATCGTTCATGGTTCTCCTTTCTTCGGGCACGACAAGTCGTGCCCCTACGCGGGAATTGAGGATGCGAATGAACTTCGTGGCGAATGCGGGATCCATCACGAGGTCCACGGAATACGGCTGCAGAATTCGGGTGACACTGCCGGTGGCGTCGGCGGTGAACACCACATCAGCCGAAAATCCCACGTTGGGAGTGGAGCCTTCACGCATGGTGATCTCCGCGGCCTCGCGGATGATCTCCTTCGAGGGGCCCGCGGGTGTGAGCTCGGCGGTCAGTCCGTTGTACGCTTCGCTCCATGCGGCGTTCGAGAGCACGCCGCCCAGGTCACGGACGGACTGCGGCGCCCAATAGGAATGATCCACGAATACGCTGGCTCCTTCCCACAGGCCGACGCTCTCCTGGAGGACTGTGCGGGAAAACGTGAAGCCGTTGGCCTCGCCCTCGTGGATAAAGAGGATCTGATAGCGGCCTGGCGCCGTGGCCGGTCCGCCTGTAAAGCGTGCTCGTATGGCTTGTTCGTGCGTGTGGTGGTTCATAGACTCTCGCTTTGGTTGAAGGGGTGCACGTTGCGCACTTTGGGCTTGAACTCTGTCGGGAGTTGTGCCTGTTCGTAGCGCACAACTTCGTCGAACTCTCGATGGAACTGGTCTACTGCCTTGTCCACGGCCTTCTCTCTGGTCCTGGCGTCCAGCAGATTCGACTGCGTGCGGTTGGCGTCGTAGGTGCGCTGTGCGTCTCGCATCTGTGCCACCAGCAGGACGAATTCGGCGAACCTCATTCGATGCTCCGGAACCTGGCATTGACCGAATGGGCGACCTTCTTCAACAGCGGATAGAGGAACGTGTGCAAGGTGTGGCCCGCTGTGCTTACGGCCTTCGAGTGACCAGCCTTCGTTTCGAAGCGGTGCAGGACGATCTGCATGGGCTTGTCGGAGATGGAAATGATGATGTGGATCATGAGGATTGAGGATTTTCGATTGGAGATTGCGGATTGGCGCGCCCTTGGAGCTCGCATGGAGTACGGTGCTCTTTGAGGGCTTGCATCACTCTCCTCCTTTGACCATGACTTCGCCGGTCCCGGCGTCGATCCTCAGGCCGCCTGGCGCAGTCTTGTTCCCGCCGGAGGGTTCGATGGGTGCCTTCGCCCGGTCGGGCCGGTCGGAGGGCATGACCTCGCCGGCAAAGCGATAGACCACGCGCAGCAGCTCGTCCGCATTGATGAGGCCCGCGTTCCACAGCTGGCCGAAGGCGCTGACGATCTGTGAGGTTGCCAGGGCGAGTGCGGCATTGTCCTTCTCGCTCACGTCGCCGGCCGTCACATAGATCGGGGCCGTGGGATCCACCGTGGTATCTCCCCGCTGTGCGCGTCGCGCAACGGCCACGGTCAAGATCTCCTGCACGATGGAGAGAAAGACCTTCTGCCGATCTTCCAGGGTCTTGAAGGTCGGCGTGCCGGCGGCCTCTGCGGTGGTGCGGGTGCTGCTCTCTGGCTCGGATAGCCAGTGCAACGGGACTCCGTGCCCGGCCGCGACGAATTTCTTGAGCGTGAGGCCGTCATTGTTGGCCTCGAAGCTGTCCAGCTGCGGCGAGAGCGTGCTCCAGTCCTCCTGATCGTCGGTGACGAGGATGGTGCCGGGAATGGGCGGGTGGCTGTTGAGCTCGGTCTGCCTGGCCTCTTTCTCGTCGGCGCTGAGGTACTTCCCGCGCACGATGTAGAGATATGCCTGGCGGAAGCGATTGAGACGCACGCGGTCTTCGAGCCATGAGGCATAGCGTGCGAGCCACGGCAGGAGTGGGGCAATGTCGGGCTCTCCCCACTTCATGCCGGCGAGCCTGTTCACTGCCCAATGCAGCATGACGGTCTTGGGCTTGCGGTTTTTGTAGGTCCAATAGTTGAGAATGTGGGTCGGGTCGGGATCATCGATCGTGGCCTTGGGCATGTAGGCCGTCTCTTGCTGTACGTCGTTGCCGGCCGTCTCGATCTCCTTCACGCCGTCGGTCGGGTACACGCGGACGTAGCTCATGCCCGCGGTATCCGTGGTGAGGGCGGCGAAGAGATTGCCGGTCAGTGTGAGCTCGTCGCACCACTCGGGCAATCGCTGCCCGAGTCGGTTAAGCGGGTGCTCCCATAGCTCTTTGAGAAACTTTGCCGTTCCCTCGTGCGGGCAGGTGAATTCGATGTTGTCGGTGACGTATTGGCGGGTGAGGACCACGAGGCGGCGCGCCAGCGGGTTAAGCCGCCATGCCAGCAGGCTCTCCTGGAGCACGGTGTCCCGCTGGTAGTTGTAGCGGTCGCGGTACACCGCATTCCAATCCGTGCCTTGCGTAACGTTACGCTCAGAGACCGCGGAGGCGCCGAAGCGCCGGCGGGTTGCAGGTTGGAAGAGGGAGCGGAAGACCGAGGATACGAACGACAGCCATGGACTCATCATCGCTTCTCCACTGATCGGATGCATGCGATGATTCTAGAACGTATGTTCTGAATGTCAAGCAAGAAAGTGTTCACCGTGTTCAAAAAGGGAGTGATTTTTCGGTCTCTTTGGCTTTGGACACGTCATTTCGCCCCTCCGCGAACGATGCGCTCGCGAC